CGGCGGTGCCTTCCAACTCCCCTCCCCGGCGCGACGCGACGCCCAGAGCTACTGGCTGAATTTTAACAAGCTGCGCACGGCCATGGAGGAGAAGTTCCACAGCAAAATCAAGCGGTACTTCTTCGAGCAGCGCAAGGTCCAACTCCAGCTCCTGGCCAACAAACTGGGCGGCAAGGCCATCCAGAGGGAAATGGCCGACGACCTCCTGTTCAACCTGGAAGAGGCCAACCTGAAATTACAGAAGGCGGCCTGGGCATTCTGGCTGAACGCCGGCCAGCAAGCGGGCCAGTCTATTTACGCTGAGCTTGGGCTTGATCCGAGCGATTTCATTATCCAGGACAGCCCGGCCATTGAAGTGCTCAAGACGAAGCTGATCAAGGTGGTGGAGATTAACGACATAACCAGGAAATCGCTCCGGGAGACCCTGGCCGATGGCTTGAGTCAGGTGGAGTCAGTCAGCCAGTTGCAGGACCGGGTGCGGACAGTTTTCAACACTTACGAGAAGCCGGCTACGGGGACTGTGACTCGCAGCCTGACCATCGCCCGGACGGAAACGGGCCAAGCCATGGGGGCCGCCCGGGATGCTGCCATGGATCAATTGGGAGTCGAGAAGATCGCCTGGGGCACTGCCGGGGACGGGGAGGTCAGGGACAGCCACTCCATCAATGCTTCTATAGGGGCAATAAAGCGTGGGGAAACCTTCCCGAACGGTTGCCGCTACCCCTGCGATCCGGCGGGGGCGGCAGCAGAAGTGATTAATTGCTTTCTGGACCACCAGGTTCCCATTTTCACTACTGAAGGCTGGAAGCCCATTGGCAAGATTCGGCCTGGCGATCTGGTGCTTACTCATAGAAACCGGTTCCGGCCTGTCATAAGGCTTTCCCCGCAACCTATCTATGCCGGCAAAGCAGTCAAGCTGATTCTCTCGGGCACTACAGGAAACGGCCGCCGCGGCATCCTGACAACACCAAATCATAAATTCTTAATGGCTGACGGTTCCTGGAAGCAGGCACAGCATATCTTGCCTGGCGAGAAAGCTCAGGTCCTGGCTTCCTTTTGCGGGCATTGCGGCGCCCCCATCCCGTACTGGCGGAAATATTGCGACCATTCCTGCTTAAGCAAAGCCATTACCAAAAAGCAATGGAGCAACCCGGCCCACCGGGAAAACATGAGCCGCAAGGCCAGTGCGCAGATGATAAGGGAATATGCGGCGGGGATAAGAGATCCTCAGAAAATCGTCAAGAAAGCCAGGGCAGCTTCCATCGATAAGTATGGGGTGGGTGGAATTTTTGCAATAACGGATCGGTCTCCAGGGACGCCGTTTCGAGAAAGCATAGAAGCTGGAATCACCAGGAAATGGGGGTCGCGTCTGGCAATGCTCAAAAAGACAGCCTTCGTAGCCCTGGGAAAAGCATCATGGCAAGGCTCTCGACTTGACCAGGAATTCAAGAAAACCCTGGAAGAACAAGGAAGGCCTTTTCTTCAGCAATTCCATATAGGCAGGCGCAGAGTCGATTTCTACCTTCCAGACGAGAAATTATTCATCGAATGTGACAGCCATTATTACCATGGGCCAAATAGTTTTCATAACCAAGGCCAAGACGAGCGGAAGCGTGACTTGGAAATCTTATCCAAATACCCGGACCACAAGATCACGCACATAATTTATGAAGGCAACGTCCCCAAGCGATATGAGACCTTTGATCTGCTCACGTTAAATCATGCCGGAACTTACGCCCAAATTGAAGTTGAAATAGCTGAGGTTAAGATTGCGGAACTAAGGAGATCCAGGCGCACTTATAACTTCGCAGTAGAAGAAGACGAAAGCTATATGGCGAAAGGGTTTGTTTGTCGTAACTGCCGCTGTGCCGGGATTCCTGTCCTGGAAAAGAACTGAAGGAGGATGATCATGGAACTGCTTCATAAGGCCATAGATTTTCAAGTCCGTGAGGTAGGCGATCCATCCGACCGGATTCTGGAATTTGTCGGTTCCACCGGTGACGTGGACCGTTACGGCGACATCATCGAGGTGGAAGGCTGGGATACGAAAAATTATCTCAAGGCCGGGGCTCCCTTCCTCTGGGCGCACATGGGGTCCATGCCTCCCCTGGGGAACGCCCTCAAGGTTTCCAAGTCACCGGAGGGCCTGAAATTCCAGATCAAGTTTGCCGCTCCGGAGACGTACGGCGACGGCTGGCCGTCCACGATTCCCACCCCGGACACCGTTTACCGGCTATACCGCAACGGGGTCATGGGTGCGACCTCCGTTGGGTTTAATGGCCTGGAGCGGGAACCGATCCTGGGGCCGGCTGACGATCAGGGATACCGGCCCCAGACCGGCTGGCGCTTTAAGAAACAGGAACTTTATGAACTGTCGGCGGTCCCGGTTCCGGCCAACCCCAACGCACTGATGATTGCGGTGCAAAAGGGCATCATCACCGAGAAAGAGGCGGAGCCTTTCCTGGCGGCCACCGCACCCGAACCCGAGGGTGAAGGCGATAACGGGAACCATTTTGCAGAGCTCGGCGTCAAGGTGTGCGCTCTCCAGGGGGAACTGGAACAGGTCAAAGAAGAGCTGGCCCAGGTCAAAGCCCAGGCAGCCGCACCGGTCAAATTAGACCTGGTATTTTCTGAGGAGCAACTGGACAAGATCCGGAAGGAATGGGAGGCGAAGTATCTGGGGCCCGGGCTTATCCCCAAAACCAAGGCGGGCGCCGTCCTGAACGCCAAAAATAAGGCATCCCTGGAGCAGGCCGTAGCCCTGATCCAACAGGTCTTGACGGCTGCGGATCCTGCCTCCGATGAAGGCAAAAGTGTCACCCCAACTCAGAGCATCTATTCTCTCGCGTTGAACCCCGGCGATGAGCCTCATGGGGAGAGACCAGCGGGGGAGTTGCCGGTCGATATGGCGGAAATCCTAAACCTCACCAAAAACTTTTACCATAACGTGTGCCCGGGCAAGTAACCGGGCAGAGGAGCGAATATGCCGGACACCAATCTTGCTCAAGACATCAAAGTGATGATGGAAGAGATCAAGGGCCAGTTTGAAGCTAAAACCGAGGACGGGCAGGTCATTAAACTGCTCGACGTCTTTAAACTGGTCCCGGCTCTCCAGGAGAAATATGCCTCCGTGGAAAAGCGCCTGGAGGAGGCCGAGAAGCAGCTCAAATCCCGCCCCTTTGTCTCCGGCCTTCCGGGGCTGGAATTGGAAAAAGACAAATTCTCCCTGTGCCGGGCTTTGAATTGCATCAGGCAAAACAAAGACCTGGACAAATGGACCGATGCGCCCTACGAGGCCGATGTTTTCCGGATGATGCGGGCTATGAGCTCCGGGGACGACAGCACCGGCGGTTACCTGGTGCCCCCCCAGGCTATGCCCGAGTTCATCGAAATGTACCGGGCCGAGGCGGTCTGCGTCAAAATGGGGGCCCGGGTCCTCTCCGGCCTCAAGGGAGCTCCCGTCACGTTTGTGAAACAGACCGGCGGAGCCACGGCTTACTGGGTGGGTGAAGGGAAGGCCCCCACCGACAGCGACCTGGCCATCGGCCTGACCAAGATGACCCCCAAGAAACTCATGGGGCTGACCTACATCAACAACGAGCTCATCCGGCGGGCCAATCCGGATGCCGAGCAACTGGTACGCCAGGACCTGGCCCTGTGTTTGGGTCTGGCCGTTGACCTCGCGGTGCTGCGGGGGTCCGGTTCGGAAAACCAGCCCCTGGGGATCGCCAACACCCCGGGCATCAATACCGTCACCCTGGGCACCGGGTCCGGAGCGGTGCCGGACTTCGTCCACCCCTGGCCCGACATGCGGTATGAACTGGGGGTTGACAACGCTCTCCGGGGCAAGCTGGGGTACGTGTTTCACATGGCGATCCACAATGCCCTGATGAAGCTGCGCAACCCCTACTACTCCGGCGATCCCGGCGGGGAATACCCCATCCTCCCCTTGACCGATGCGCAGCTGCAGTCGATCCTGGGTTACCCCTTCGCAGAGACCAGCCAGCTTCCCGTCAACCTGGCGGCTGGCGGGTCCAACAACTGTACCGAGATCTACTTCGGCAACTGGCTGGAGGTGCTGATCGGCGAATGGATGGGGTTTGAAATCATGGGCTCCAATGTGGCCGGGACGGCGTTCGCCACGGATCAGACCTGGGTCCGGATCATCACGGAAGTTGACAGCGTCCTGCGCCATCCCGAGAGCATGTGCCTGTGCAACACGGCCAGGACCGCCGCCTCGTAACGCTGTAACCCTGAGAAAGGGGGCCAGGGTCTGAGGGTGCTGGCCCCCCGTTGCCATAAGGAGGAGAAGACCATGCCGAAAGGAACTGCTAGCCAGGAGGCGAAGACTTTTGATCTTATCGTGCCCGTCGCCCAGGCCCCAGGGACCGTAACCGGGACCGGGATTGACTGCCGGGGATATGAGGAGGCGATGATCAATCTGCACGCCGGGATCGTCCCCAGCAACGGGACCCTGGACGTGCACCTCGAAGAATCCAGCCTTCTGGGTTCGGGGTACACGGACATCACCGAGGCGGTGTTTGACCAGGTGACGGCGTCTACCGACGTGCTGCCCTACGTGGGGCGCCTGAACCTGAAAGGACGGAAACGGTACATCCGGGCCATCGCGGTGGTGGCCAACCAGACCATCCCGTTCGCGGTGAACGCGGTCCTGTCCGCGGCCCGGGAACTGCCGGTGTCCCAGATCAATGACGTCGCGTTCAGCGTTTGACCAGGAGGGGTGATGCAAGTGGCGGAGACGGTTTATCGGGTGCGGCCGGGATACATCATTCACCTGCCTTTCAAGCGGATGCTCCGGGGCGGGGAGCTTTTGGAGAACCCCTCCCCCGAGCTGGTCAAGAACAATGCCTGGAAGCTGGAGCAGGTGAGCCGGGGTCAGGAGTCTATCCCCCTCCCCGTACCCGCCCCACCTCGCCGCCACCCTGACATCCTCCTGGACGGGGCCTGGCCCGGCCGCCGGTGTTTCATTATCGGTGGGGGCCCCAGCCTCAAGAACCTGGATCTATCCCACCTCACCGGGGAGTTGACCATCGGGGTCAATCGGGCCTTCGAGCTGATTGACCCCACCATCATTTTTTCAATGGACTCCCGCTTTTACCTGTGGGTCAGGGACGGCGAGTTTGGGCCGGAAGTCACCGGGAAATATCGCCGGTCCCCGGCCTGGAAGGTTTGGCTGGACACCCACGGCTATAGCTTCAGCGAGGACGTGGTCTTAATCAAGGGTCTTGCCGAGGTGGGGTCAGGACGTCAAGAAACCATCGCCGGAGGGTTCACCACCCCCAGCAACAGCGGCCTGGCCGCGCTCAAGCTGGCCGTAGCGCTGGGGGCCAACCCCATTTACCTGCTGGGGTTCGACCTGCACCAGAACTGCAAACGTCAGCAATGGTGGCATGACGGTTACAAATACGTAATGAAGGATGAGGTTTACAGGGGCTACCTGGCGGATTTCGGGACCTATGCCCCGGGGCTGGCGGCAAAGGGGGTGCAGGTGATCAACGTCAACCCCGAATCCGCCTTGCGCGGTTTCGACTTCGGGGAAATGCCGGCTCCGGCCCCGGGCCCCCTGTTCGTCTCCTTCTACACCCCTGGCCTCTATGCCGGGAAAGCGGCCCGTCTGCGCCTCTCCCTGCACCGCCTGGGCCTGGAGTACCGGATTGACGAGGTGGAGGACCGGGGTTCATGGGATGCCAATACCAAGCGCAAAGCTGAATTTATCCTGGCGATGCTGGAGGCACACCCGGGACGCAACATCGTATGGGTGGACGCCGATGCGGTGGTGAGGGCTTACCCAGCCCTATTGTTCGAGATGCAGGGCGATGTCGGAGTCCATTACCGGAACGGGAAGGAGTTGCTCTCGGGGACCATGTTCTTTCGGAATGTCCCCCGGGTTCAAGCCCTGGTGAAATCCTGGATCAAAGAAAACGCCAAAACCCCCCAGGAATGGGAGCAGCGCACCCTGCAACGGGTATTGACCA